TCACATAGAAGAATCTCGAGTAGTTGCCGAGATTGAAAATGAAGCTTGTGATAAAAAGAAAGAGTCGTTGATAAAGTATCATAAAGCAACACAACAACTCAGAAAAGATTTCGAGAATGCAAAGGAAGATTTAGATATAAAAAATGCAAATCGTCGTGCCAAACTTCTCGAAGAAGCCAAGCAAGATCCGAACAAGCTAAGCGAGATCTTACTTAATGAATATGGAATCAAGGAGATATAATGATTTGGTTACTGACCACTCTTGCATTCGCAGAGCCACTCATGACGTCACTAGAGGAAGGAGAGCAAGCTCCCTTTGCTGGTAGGCTACTAAACGACGAGGCGCTAACCTCGTTGATCCTCGCCAAGCAGGAAGCGGAAGAACTATGCTCTTTAGAAGAGAATTTTGAGTGCAATCTAAAACTAGCTGAAAAACAATTAGAGTTAGAATACATGAAGATCGACAAAGAAAGTTGTGTCCAAAAACATGACGCTCTGATGGAAATCAAGAACAAAGAGATTGAGATACTAAATAAAATTGCAAATCCCAAAGTTGCATCATGGGTATTCCTTGGGGGATTTATTGTTGGAACTGGTACATCTCTCGCAACGTATTATGCAATAAATCAAATCGCGGAGTAAGAATGATAGTAAGCACCCCCTATACAGAGGTGTATGTGAAAAAATCTTTTTTATCTGGAAATCCGAATTACGGCAAGGATGAAACTATATTTGGAGTTTTGTATGCCATAAGGTTCGTAAGAGCTAGAGCTCCACTTTATATTGTTTATCTGCCATCTATGGGAGCATTATACGACAAAGTTGACCAGTGTGCTATATTCAATAAGCCAGAGATGCCCGAGAAAGAAATAAGAATGAGTGATGTTGCGTGGTGGGATTCTTTATCTGACTATTGGCAATTAACTCAAATTCAAGGCCTACGAGGTATGGATGTTGAAATGTTCAACCGCAAGAACCATAAGTGGGAAGGTAACTACCTTTGGACTTGTGATCCACAAAGACCAAGAGACATGACTGATTACGGACAATCAGAGTGTTGGCACGAGCACAAAACAAAAACTTATTTTTTTGATGATGAAACCGGAGTTCTTTGTTGTGGACCGAACAACAAGATGAGATTCTTAGACAACTCTCTGTGTCCAAAAAATCTCGAGATTCCTTATTGGATGAAGGTTTATAAAGATTTAGATTCTCCACAAAGAATCACTCATGAAGATGATGGAGATAGATTAGGTGAAACAGATAGGTGGGACTATGAAAACTAAAGATCCAAATTATGCCGTAAAGGTTGAAAAAGCAATTGCCGATAAATATGGAAAAGAAACTGTGGCAAATCCCAAAGCAGAATGGGATGATGAAAAAGAAAAAGAGTATCTTGCTGAATTAAAAAGCAACTATCGTTATGGAAAAGGCGAAAGTGAAACAATTGACGTTGGTGGTGTTTTAATATCAAAAGAACTACTTAATAGAGAATCCGAGCGTTCATGCCCGACTTGTAATACTTATTCTTTCAAATCTGTCGATGATTTATATATGACAAAATTTGATTGCTGTTTTAAGTGCTACATTCAATGGGTGGAGGGACGCGAAGAAAGATGGAAATCTGGTTGGAGACCAAAATCATGAAACTTACAAAAGAAACATTAAAAAGAATTATCAAAGAAGAGCTCAATAAAGTCATCGCAGAAAGCTATGAAGAATATGAGGATCACCCTTTATATTTAAAAATTTTAGAAATGGATAGTTCACTTGAAGAAGAGCTGGATTCTTATATTGATGAAAATGCTGATGATTGGGAATCTGATTATGTCGATGAGATTGATTCTATGGGCCTTGACGCTGTCGCAATGGAGTGGATCAATGATCATACCGAAGGGAACACGGGCGATCCTTTGGCAAAACTATCGGCACAAGATAGAAAAGATTCTGAAGACGTTATCGGATATTAATGGAGATCGCATAAATGAGCAAAGAAACACTAGAAATTATTCAAGGACTTTCGCAAGCCGCTGCCAATGCATATGATGGCGGACATATGGAAAACTATTCTCTTGATGGTCAAGCGAGAAAAGTTGGTCTCAAAAGAGAAGAGGGTATTCCATTGCTTGACAAGCGTTGTATTGACGGATTTAAAGTCAAGTTTTATGGTGACTCGATGATTATCAACTATCAATCGGATGTCATGATGAGAGACCTAAAGGATGATAGATTTGAGAACGAGATTATTCAAACCATCAACGAAGTAAAAAAATTCTTGCAAAAAGAATACAAAGCTATCACAGGCAAGTCCGTGTCTCTGACTGCAAAGGGTGAACCACAAATTCTTGTGCAAACAACATCAAGAGTTCGCACATTTGTTCAAGCATATCAGCACTATAAAGTTGGTGGCTTGGAGATGGATCAAATTGGCGCACCTCCCGAACCAAATGTTCGTGACATTACAAAAAAGTTTTTAGAGGCCGCAAAAGCAAAGCGTCCTCAAAATGAATTCATTAAATCAGGAGATAAATAAAAATGAAACTCACAAAAGAAACATTAAAGCGAATCATCAAAGAAGAGCTTAACAATTTTATCAATGAAGAAGAAGGCGAAAAGGGTTCAAGCTTCCTCAACAAAGGTGGAAAAACCTCCGCTGGAATGGAGAAAATCGATCCTCGAAAAGAACAATGGGCATGGAATCTGTACTGGTCTCTGAAAGATGCAGGAACAAAATTTGTTAAAGATGGTTGGAACTATCTTAAAAAGCAAAATCCGGAATGGGCCGAGCAAATATTGCCAATGAATGGTGGTGATCCAGATCAGAGCCGATTTCCAGGCGCAACCAGAGGAAGAATGCAAGAGGTTATCTACATGGCTCGTGAAACTGCTGCCAAAAATTTAGGTATTGACATGGAAGGAAATCGTTTGAAATAATCAGGCACAAATGAAACTCACCAAAAATGAAATCGTTAAAGAACTTGTAAAGTGTGGTAAAGATCCTCAATACTTCATCGACAATTATTGTAAGATCTCGCACCCTCTCAAAGGTCAAATTCCGTTTAAGACATTTGACTACCAAAGAGAACTGCTCAAGGACTTTAACGATTATCGCTTCAATGTAATTTTAAAAGCAAGGCAGCTCGGGATCTCGACAATCTCTGCTGCCTATGTTGCTTGGTTCATGTTGTTTCACCGAGAAAAGAATGTTCTCGTTATTGCAACAAAACTATCCACGGCAACAAACCTTGTAAAGAAGGTAAAGATGATATTCAAGAATCTTCCTTCTTTCATGTTGATCGCAAAGATCACAGTCGACAATAGACAATCATTTGAATTATCAAATGGGTCTCAAGTAAAGGCGGCATCCACATCTGGAGATGCGGGTCGTTCGGAAGCATTATCATTGCTCATTGTGGACGAGGCAGCGTTCGTTGAGGGCTTCGACGAGCTTTGGACGGGTCTTTACCCTACTTTGTCTACAGGAGGGCGCTGTATCGCTCTGAGCACCCCTAACGGCGTTGGAAATTGGTTTCACAAAACCTACAGTGACGCCGAGACGGAATCAAATGATTTCCACCCCATAAAGCTTATGTGGGACGTCCATCCTGACAGAGACCAAGCTTGGTTCGACAAAGAGACCACGAACATGTCAAGGCGAGAAATCGCACAAGAGCTTGAATGTTCATTCAATGCTTCTGGGGAAACCGTTATAAACCCAGAAGATTTACAAAGAATAATTCACGAAGTAAGAGATCCAATTTACAGGACGGGATATGACAGAAATTACTGGATATGGGAAAAATATGAAGAAGGCGTACCCTATCTTCTTGTGGCTGATGTTGCAAGGGGGGATGGTAGCGACTTTTCTTGCTTTCATGTCTTACGTATAGACACAATGACAGTAGTCGCAGAATACCAAGGCAAACCTGATCTTGACATGTATTCAAGCATTTTATTTTCAGCAGGCACAGAGTACGGGACTTGCTTGTTGGTTGTCGAGAACAATGGTATTGGAATTGCTGTTCTCGAGAAGCTCAAAGACATGGGTTACAAAAAAATATATTATTCTATCAAGTCAACTCATGAGTATGTTGAAAGTTATTTGGCAGAACACGACGATAGAGCAGTTCTTGGTTTTACGACCTCAACAAAGACACGACCGCTTATTGTTGCCAAATTAGAGGAGTACGTTAGAAACAAACTAATTAATATACATTCCAATCGTGTTTTTCATGAATTGAAAACATTTATTTGGCATAATGGTAAACCTCAAGCTATGCGATCATATAATGATGATCTTGTAATGTCTTTGGCAATTGCCTGTTGGGTGCGAGACACTGCACTGACAGAAAGCGAAAAAGACATGGCATACAAGAAAGCAATGCTCGGAGGTGTATTCAAAAGCACTACGACGATGAATACGCAAATCAAAGGTCAAAAGTTTTACAATGAAACATTCGAACAAAAGCACGAGGAGGAAATCAAAAAAACAAAAGAATTTTTGTGGATATACAAAGGATAGAATATGGCCCGTAACGAAAGAAATCCGAACAATAACCAGAACGAATTGTTCAAAACACTGACTAGATTATTTTCTGGTCCTCTAACACAACGAAGAACCCAGTCAGGTCGTCAACTAAGAAGAAGACACTTAGACATATATGCAAAGCGTTTCAAATCAGCATCGGGGCAGCAGTTCAAAAAAACTGAATACAACCCAATGAACATCATGACGCTTAACATGATCTCGAACAGAAATCGATCAGAGCGTTACGTTGACTTTGACCAAATGGAATTTACGCCAGAGATTGCATCATCACTTGATATCTACGCAGACGAGATGACAACTCATTCGGCATTGACTCCAATGCTTCATATCAAATGTCCCAACGACGAAATCAAATACATGCTTCACTCTTTGTATTATGACATCATGAATGTTGAGCACAACCTCTTTGGCTGGGCAAGAACTATGTGCAAGTATGGAGATCTTTTTGTTTATCTCGACATTGACGAAAGCAAAGGAATTCAAAACTGCATCGGACTTCCGCCGCAAGAAGTTGAGCGACTAGAAGGAGAAGATCCAACGAATCCTAACTACGTTCAGTTCCAATGGAACAATGCCGGTTTAACGCTCGAAAATTGGCAAATAGCGCACTTTAGAGTCCTAGGTAACGACAAGCATGCCCCATACGGCACAAGCGTCTTAGAGCCATCTAGACGCATCTGGAGACAACTTACGCTATTAGAAGATGCAATGATGGCCTACAGAATCACTCGTTCACCAGAGCGACGTGTATTCAAGATTGACGTTGGCGGGATTGCTCCTCAAGACGTTGAGCAATACATGCAAAAGGTCATGACTCAAATGAAGCGTCACCAAGTTGTGGACCCAACCACAGGACGCGTAGATTTGCGCTATAATCCACTTTCAATCGAAGAGGACTACTTTATCCCCATCAAAGGCGGACAAAGCTCTACGGACATCGTGAACCTTCCTGGTGGAGCTTTTACTGCACAGATCGAAGACGTTAAGTATCTTCGAGACAAACTGTTCTCGGCGCTCAAAGTTCCTCAATCTTATCTATCAATGGGCGAAGGTGCGACAGAAGACAAAACAACTCTCGCACAGAAAGACATTAGATTTGCGAGAACCATCCAAAGATTACAAAGAGTTTTAATTTCTGAGCTTGAAAAGGTTGGGATCGTCCATTTATACACGTTGGGCTATCGTGGAGATGACCTTCTCAATTTCAAGCTCTCTTTAAACAACCCATCAAAGATTGCCGAGATGCAAGAGCTCGAACATTGGAAGACCAAGTTTGATATTGCCGGTGCTGCTACTGAAGGTTACTTCTCACGTCGTTGGGTATCTGAGAATCTTCTTGGGTTGTCACAAGACGAATATCTCCGTATGCAACGTGAAATGTATACTGACAAGAAATACATGGCTTCTCTCGAAGCAGCAGCGCAACCACCATCTGAAGGCGGTGGAGATGCTGGTGGAGGACTTGGTGATCTTGGAGGCGACCTAGGTGGTGACTTAGGTGGCGATCTCGGAGGTGGAGATGACTTAGGCGGTGACCTTGGTGGAGATCTAGGAGGCGATACTGGTGGAGACACAGGCGGTGAGGAAGGAGATCTTCTAGCTGAGCCACCAGCAAAGCGTGATGATGACGCAAAACCTCGAGGCCCCTACAAAAGACACCAATCATCATATCGAAAAGGCGGATTCTCAAAACAAATGAAGAATCAAGCATTTAGCGGAGAAGTTCGAGGGTCAACCTCGAGAACAACTTGGCCCGGCAAAGTTGGATTCGGAGGAATGGACTCTCTTGCTCGAGGCATTTACGAGTCAAACGAAATTGAAGAAGAGAAACTATTTAGCACTAGCAGCGAACTCAAAACGCTGATTGAGTCATTAACGAAAAAGGAAGACAAACATGAAACATAATAAGAAAAGAAATACCGCTTTTCTTTACGAATGTCTGATTCGTGAATTAACGAAAGCAATTTTAAAAGAAGACAAAGCCAAACAGACAAAAGTCAAGGGTCTTTTGAGAGAGTTTTTCTCAAAAGGAAAGGTTCTTAAGCAAGAGCTTGATATTTATCGCAGTTTGATGGAGACAAAAGAAGCAAAAGAAGATTTCTCAAGACGACTTCTCCAAGAAAGTAAAGTCGACTTTGACAAGCTTGAACGCAAAGAAATATTCAACGAACAGACAGCATTGATCAACAAAATCAATAAAGCTCTTGGTTCCCAAACATTTTCCAACTTTGTACCAAACTACAAAGATCTTGCAACTCTTGGTTTATTCTTTCAGAATGATAATCTAAATGCAAAAAAGAGAATTATGCTTGAGAACAACATGGTAAATTTTTTGTCAAGAAAAGAAGAAGTCATGACGGAAATGAAGCATGTTGACAATCTAGAATTTAAAATGTTTGTCAAAAGATTCAATGAAGCATATGAACACTCGCTTTTGAAAGAGCAAAAAGAATTGCTTGGCAACTTTATTGTTTCATTTTCTGACAATGGCCTTGGATTGAAATCTTATCTAAATGATGAGATTGGACGCCTCAAAGAAGCCGTAGATCTCGAAATTGCAGAAGGTGCGAATGACGAACTAAAAGAAAATTTCAAAAAAGTTAGAGCAAAGCTGGATGGTTATGCAAAAGTGCCTCTAAATTCAGCCATAGTCGAGGAAGTATTTTATATCCAAGACCTTTTAGCGGAGGTAAAAAGAAATGCCAGTTAATATTAAGATCACCGGTGATGAAGCTGAAG